CAGATAGTCGCCCACCTTCACGCCGCCCAGCTGGTCCGCCGTAGCGGGCGGCAGGCTGTACGGCGTGCCGAATTTCGCGTCCGCCTCTGCCTTGGTATAAAAGTTCCCGCTCTCCACGCCCGCGATGGCGGCGTCCAGGGCGTGGAGCTTGGTGTGCAGCTCAGTGGACAGCTGGGTCATTATGGCCAGCGCCTGCGCCTGCAGCTGGGCCGTGGGGATGCCGGTGACGCTGTCCCGCATGACACCGCACACGTCCTCGTCCGCGCGGGTGTCGGTAAGGTCTGCGCTGGTGATGGCGGCGGTGCCGGCAGGCACAGAGAGCACCGCAAGGCCCAGTTCGTAGGTGCGGTGGTTCTGCTGGATGGCCGGGGGCTGGGGGTCTGCCGCCGGGGTGCCGGGCTTCAGCTTCAGGGCCGTGAGGTTGGCGTCGGTGTCGAATTGCAGCACCACCCGGTCCTTCCGGGGCAGGGTGGCGTCGGCCTCCGGCACCGTCAGGGCCACGGGGGCCCGGCTGCACACGCTGACCCCGGCAAAGTCGTCGTAGTTGATCCAGGCCAGGCCCGGAGCTACCGTCAGCTGCCGGGCCCCGGTGATGGTGACGGCGTAGTTGGTCTCCTTGCTGTAAACGCCGGAGGTCCGTGTGCACAGGTAGGTGGCAATGTCCTGGGCACTGTAGAGGGGGCCGTCTAGGGGATAGGTCGTAATACTCATGGTGTCCTCCTGAGGATGGGGGTGCCAATCTCGGTGGTCACCGAGGTCTCCCCCTTTTGAGATGTAAGGGTCACAGAGGTGATCCGGGCCGCTGCCTGGATCTGGGTGCCCGGCAGCCGGGCCGCCACTACCTGGCCTACGGTGACAGGGCCGGTGGGGGTGAAGCGGAAGTTTTCCAGCCGGGTGTGCTTTGCCAGCTCCTGCTGACCCAGGGCCCGGAGGCTGTCCAGGTAGGCAGCCAGGGTCTGGTTTTGCTCCTTTTTGCGGCTGGTGGCGTCCACCAGCAGTTCCCGACGGGCAGCACCCACCGCCTGGGTGGCCCCTACGGTGACAGTGCCCTCAGCCCCCACCACGGTGCACACGTTTTTATAGTCGGTGATGCTCTCGGTGTACACCAGGCCTGTCAGGTTGCCGTAGTGGGGGGCATACCGGGCATTGGGGTCCAGCTTGGGGCGGTACAGCTCGAACAGCAGCTGCTTTGCGCCGGGGGCGAACCGGAGCCGGAACCCCAGGTCCAGTTCCTGGCACACCTGCTCGACGATGCTGAGCAGGCTGCCGGGCTTGACCTCGCCGGTGTAGGTGTCGGCAAGGCCGGCCTCCTGGCCCAGGGCCAGGCCCGGCCAGTCCATGGCCTCCACCAGCTGCCGCAGGGTGGTCTCCACCCCAAAGCCCTGGAGGGTCTGGGGGTGCACTCGCTCTGCCAGCAGGCTGGTAGCATCCTTGCAGCACAGCACCAGCCGATGGTCTGCCAGCCGGGCCGAGAGAATCCGCATGAGCCGATCGGAGCCACCCAGCCACAGATAGCGGTCCGGGCGGCACAGCGCCTGCAAAGCGGTGGAGGCTTGCAGCTCCAGCTGAGCCCCCTGGACGTCGGAATAAAGGTTATACCGCTCCGTCCACACCAGGGACACCCAGCTTTCGATGCGGCCCAGCAGCTCCAGCCGACTGCTGTAGACACTGAGGCTCTTGTGGCCGGTGGTGGTCAGGGCACTGCGTTGGGTCATCTTGTATCCTCCATCACGAGCGTGGCAAAGGCCGGGCAAAAGCTCAGGGTCAGGTACAGCTTTTCCGCCCCGGCGTCGGCGGTGCGCTGCCAGGGGTGGGTGCCGTGGGGCAGGGTCCACAGGGTGGACTGCTCATCCAACAGCCCAAAGCCGTTGACTGCCTGGCCGCTGATGATCTGCTGAATCACCAGCCGCCCGGCCTCCCGGTACACCCGGAGCTGGTCGGTATCCTGCAAAGTGCACACAAACCGCAGATACTCCCCGGTCTCCGGGTCCAGGACCCCGGGGTTGGTCACGGTGCCGTGGGCCGTGAGGGTCAGGGTGAACTCCTGGGTATCCAGGCCCGGGTTGTGGACCCGGAGATAGTCGGCCTGTTCCCGGATGCCGTACTGGTGGGTGGTGTACCGGGTGGGCAGCCGGAAGGCCGGGGTCACCTGCAAGGTGGTGACGGTGGTCTCGCCCACGCTGCGCCAGAAGGGGCTGGGGCAGTACAGCTGGAAGCTGAAGGTGGGCCACAGCTGTGCTGCCGACACCGCCGGGCACCGCTGCACCTCGGCGTCGCACCAGAACTTTCCGGCCACTGTCAGCCGCCCGGTGACCCCGGGGGCAAACAAATCCCGGAGCTGCAAACGCAAGTAGGCAGCGTTCCGCAGGATGCGACCGGTGATGGTCCGGGTAACTCCGGAGATGCTGCGGCCCTCCACCGTGGCCCCGGTCTGCTGGTAGCCCTGGCTGGTCTCCAGCTCTACGGGCAGGTCCCCCAGAGGGTCACAGCTCCACAGCACCCCGGCAGCATAGCCAAAGCCGAAGCTCTGGCCCTCCGGGGTGGTAAAAAACGCATCAAACACCGGCAAGCACCGCCCTTTCCTGTTGATACTGCGCTTCTCGCATGAGGTCGGCGGCGGTCTGCGCTTTGGAGTAAATGTACTGGTTGACCTCGATGTTGGGGCGCTGGGTGCGCTGGGGCAGCGGAGCACGCTTCTCGTAATCCCACAGGGAGCCGGATGCCGTGGAGGTCGTGCTGCTGCCGGAAGTGCCGCCGGAGATGCCGGGGGTGGTCTTGCGCTTGAACGCGCCGCCGACGCCGGCCACGATGGCCGCAATGGCGGCGGTCAGGGCCACGCCTGCCGCGATCATGAGCAGGGCCTGCGGGGCACCGAATCCGGTGGGGAACAGTGCCGCCGCGACGGCTTCCAGCATCCCCACAAAGGCGCTGCCGATGGAGCCGATCAGGGTGCCCATGGAGGCCAAAATCTCCGGGAAGCTGGAGATCAGCCCGCCCTTCAGGCCGGTGCTGATGGCAGCGGCAGCCGCGGTGAGCGGGCCTTTCAGCCCCTGAAAGATGCCGGTGAGGGTGGAGCCGAGGCCCTGCGCCTGCGTGATCACGTCTGCAAAGCCGCTGGTCAGTCCCTTGGCGAGGTCGCCGCCCATATCCCACAGGCCGTTGGAGACGGCACTGACGCCCTTGCCCAGCAAGCCGTTGACCTGCTGGATCAGGTTCTTGCCGAAGTCGTCAATGAGCTGCTTTGCTTGCGGGGCAAGGCCGTTGTACAGGGTGGACAGCACCCATTCGCCCACGCTCTGCCAGTCCTGTTTCTTGACCGCGTTCACCAGCGTGCTGAAGGTGCCCACCACGCCCTTGTCGGCCTCGTCCTGCCAGCCCTTGACAAGGCCGTCAAAGCTATTGGCAGAGGCTTTCTTGATCTCCTCGGTGGTCTGCGGGACACCGTCGGCGGCAATGGTCTTGACCCGCTCCACCGTGACCAGCGCCCCGTCCACGATGTCGTTGTAGGTCTCGGTGATGACCTGTTTCTGGGTCGTGGTTTTGTCGGTCAGGGTCTCGGTGATGGTCTTGGTGCTGGTGGCAATGCCATTGACCACGGAATCCGTTGTAGACGTAACGGTCTTGGCCACAGTGGCGGCAATTTCCTCGTAGACCTTCTGGGTCTGGGCGATGGTCTTGCCGTTTTCGGTCACATACTTGGTGACGGTCTTGTAGTTCTTGGCCACACCGTTGACCATTTCCTTACCGGATTCGGTCACGGTCTTGGTCAGGCGGTCGTACTCTTCAGAGCCCTTTTTCAGGTGCTCGGTGAGTTCGGTGGTCTGGGTCGTGACCTTGCCCAGAGCATTCTGAGAAACGCTGGTGCCGACGTCCTGCAGGGACCACAGCAGGGTCTCGGTGGCGGACTTTGTGGAGGTGGCTTTCTTCTTGTTTGTGGTGCCGCCGGTAGAAGGCGCAATGCTGCTGATGACCGCGTTGCTGGCCGTGTTCGGGAGCTTATCCGACCACATGCCGCCGTTGGAGGTGCGCCGTGCATGGCCGCCGTCCTTCTGCCGCTGCTGGGTCTTGTTGTCCGCGTAGTTCTGCCGGGTCTGATGATAGGCAGCGTTGTAGGCGTCCACAGGGCTTTCCAGGCGGCCAAGTGCGGCGATCGCATTTCCGACGCCGTTGGCTACGGCCATGATCACGTTCAGCTTGTCGAGGATATAGTCTGCCACCGAGGAAAACCAGTCCTTGATGGAACTCCACGCGCTGTTCCAGCCCTCCCGGAAGTCCTCGTTTGCGGCATAGGCCGTTGCCAGACCGCCCGCAAGGGCTGCCAAAGCCGTCACCACGATGGCGACGGGATTGGCTGCCATGACCGCGTTCAGGGCTGCCTGTGCGATGGTCATGCCCTCGGTGGCATTGCGCACTGCGCTGATGACACCGGAAATGGCCATGGCCGTGCGGTAGGCGATAAATCCGCTGGTGCCTGCAGCAATGGCTGCTGTGACAACGGTCACGGTAGTGTTGAGCTGCTGCAGCTTTTCATCATCGCTCAGGATGGAGGTGACCCACTCGTTGGCCTTTTCCACCACGGTGCCGTAAGCGCTGGAAAGCCCGGTGGAAAGCTCACCGGCCAGCTGCTTGGCGTTGTCCTGCAGGGTGGTGATGCGGCCGGAGAGGGTCTCGCTCTGGGTCTCCATGCTGCCGTAGTAGCGCCCGCCCTCTTCGGCTGCAGCCTGCAGCGCCTGCGTCAGCACGTCATAGGTGACGGTCATGTTCTGGACTTCCTGCACCGACTTGCCGGTGTAGTCGGCCAGCACCTGATAGATGTTGATGCCCGCAAACGCAAACTGCTTGATGTCCACCGCGCTGGCCTTGCCGACATTGGCCACCTGCTGCAGGTTCTGCGCCATGCGGCTCAGTTCGGCGTCGCCGCCGCCGGTGGCCTTGATGGCATCGCCCAGGGCGAGGATGGTTTTCTGACTGTACTCGGCGTTCTCTCCGGCACTCAGCAGGTACTGGTTGGCTTCCACCAGCGCGTCCGTGCTGAACGGGGTGCGGGCGGCGTCCTGCTTGATGCTGTCCAGCATGGCGCTGGCCTTTTCCGTATCGCCCAGCATGTTGGTCAGGGCGGTGCGGTAGGTCTCGATCTGGGCGTTGTACTGCACGCCGGACCGGATGAAGCTGCTGGCAAGGTCCTTGACCTTTGCGGCGGCGGTCTGGATGACAGAGGTCAGCATGGTAGCCTTTGCGATCGCGCCGGACAGGGATTCCTGTACCTGCTGGACCCCGCTGGCGTTTTTCTTCAGGACGCCGGACGCATCCAGCGCGCCGGAAACGGTCTTGTCCACCCCGGAGGCGGCAAGGGCTTTCTTCATGGATCCGGCGAGGTTCTCGCCGACCGTCTGACCCGCGCTGTCGCCTGCGCTGGCGGCCTCGCCGTTCAGGACGCTGGAAATGCTGCCGGTGATGCCCTGCGCCGAGGGCACGATCTGGACATACGCCTTGCCCAGTTCGATTCCGTCCGCCATGGTGTCAACCTCCTTTCAGCGCCGCAAGGGCGGCGTCAAATTCTTCTGCGCTGGCGTAGCACTGCACGTTGCTAGTGTCCGCCTCGCCGCGCAGGTCGGCCAGCACGGAGGGCGGCTTGGACGTGTCGCTGTGCAGCCACCAGAGCACCTGGGTCAGGCGATCGGCGGCATAGGCCAGCAGCTCGGTCTCAAAGTCCACCGTGCGGCCTGCCGCCTTGCGCAGGCTGCGGCTTGTTTCCGGCAGGCCTGCGGCCAGGGTGGCGGCCAGACGCAGCGGCAGAGCGCGCCAGTCCAGTACATGGTAATACTGGGCAAAATCGCAGATCAGGGCGTCCTCGTCCGATGCGATCAGTTCGGCGAGGATGCAGAGTTTTTTCCGGCCGTGAAGCTGTTCATCAGCTCGCCCAGGGCGTCCGCCACCTTGGCCACCGGCACGCGGCCGTCCGGGGTGCGCAGGTGGTCATACAGCTTCTTCCGGCCCTCTTTGCCCAGCAGGCGCAGGGTCAGGCGGCTCATGTCAAAGACGTTGCCGTCCTGCATGCCGCCCAGGGCGTCCAGCAACTCGGCGTCGTCCAGTGCGTCCTCGCTCAGTTCAATCTCAAAGCCGTCCTTGGTTTTTGCAGTGATCATGCCTGCACCTCCTTGGTCTTGGCAGCGGCCTGGGCGGCAGCAGTGCCGCCCAGAATGTACTCGTAATGGGTGTTGCCCTGGGCATCCGGCACGGCGGTCAGGGTGGTGTTGTAACCCACGGCGCTCTTGGCGTAGGTGATATCGCCCACGGCGGTGACGGCGGCATCCGGGATGACGATGCGCTTGACCGCCTTGTTCTTCATCACCATCTCAATGACCCAGCTGCAGTCCTTCTGCTCGGAGGAGTTTGCCTTGACCATGATGCCGGTGTCCAGCGTGCCGGTGACGTTGTCGTCGCCGTACACGGACTTGAGCACCTCCACGTTCAGGGCCTCCAGCAGGGTGTACCGGAAGGTGTCGGGCTTCTCGGTCTGCTGGGTCAGCACGGTGTCGCCGCCCCAGGCGTTGGTGTTCTCGCTGGAGGGCGAGTTGCTGTTGGTCACGCCGTCCTCGGAGGCGTAGCCCAGGCACTTAAAAGCCTTGTCCAGTTCGGTCTTGGCGTCGGTGGGCAGCGGGGTGCCCAGCGGGGCACGCCAGATGGCACCGCCCACCTTGGGCTTTGCAGCGGTCACATTCTTTGCATCTGCCATAAAAAGGCTCCTTTCGTTCTCAGTAATGTACCACGCCGAAAACGGCCTGATACCTGGGCCGTTTGCGGGTGGTGTCGGGGAAATTGTAGTCGGAATAAAGGTCGCAGCGCACAAGCTGCGGCAGGTTGTCGGCGTCCTGCATGGCGGCCTTGACAAGCTCGTTGAGCTTGGCCGCATCCAGGGTGCCGTCGTGGCTGGTGGCGGCGGGCCCGTAGGACTGCACCGCGATGGTGGCGCTATAGATGCCGTCCTCATAGCCGGAGCCGGTCTTTTCCACCACCACAAAGCGGGCGGGGGCCGAGGCAGGCACGCTGAGACGCACCGGCACATCCAGCCGCGCGGCCAGAAAGCTGCGGATGGTTTCTTCGATCATCTTTTCCTCCTGTAGCGGATGGCACGGCAGTCTTTCAGGCGCTTGTGGGTATGCACGCCCTCAATGCCGTGTGCAGTCGAGGTTGCTTTGAGCAGGGTGTTGTGGGCAGAGTTGTCGTCAACGGCCTGCGGGGTGGCGGTCTCCACCACGGCCACGGCGCGGGTGGCGGCCACATAGGCCTCGTACCCGTCGCCGCAGCGGTCTTTCACGGTGTCGGCCCGCGCCTTCAGCACGGCCTGCATCTCGGGGCTGCGCATCAGGGCACGCACCCCGGCACGGTCCAGTTCAAAGCGGACTTTACTCATCCCTTACCACCTGCACCTTCTTGTTCCAGCACAGGGGGATCATGCGTTCGATGCCCTGCACGACGCCCCCGCAGGTGCGGAAGCGCTGGCCGAAAAACTCCACCTGCACGTCGTTCCAGTCGTGGGCGTCGCCCTTGGGGATGGCCAGCGTGTAGGCCAGCCGCCGCCCGGTCAGCTGCAGTTCGGTGGTGATCTCCTCGGCGGAAGGCTCGCCCACCAGCACGTTGTGCACGGTGACCGGCGTTTCGGCGTAGACCGGGGCGTCGGCCTCGTCGGTGCCGGTCTGGGTCTTTTCGTACAGGGTGACGTCGATGCCTTTCAACATAAGTCCTCCAGCGGGCTGCGGGCCCCCAGACGGCTGCCCACGCCCAGCAGTTTCTTTTCCAGTTTGGACAGATACAGCTCACCCGAAGAGCCGCCGCTCATGGTCCAGCTCTGGCTGAAGCCCAGCGCGGTGGCGGTGCCCTGGGTGGACCCCATGGGGAAGCTGACGCCGCCGGTGCTGTCGTCCTCGCCCAGCTGGCGGCGCACCATCCGGCAGGAAACGAGCCGTTTTGCGTCCTCTCCGGCGTCCGGGTTGTAGGCGTCAATGATGATGGCCGCCTCACTCAGCAGGGCGCCGCAGCGCTCCTGTTCGTCCTTGGAGAGGGCACGGAACCCGGCTTCCACATCAAACACTTCGGCGTAGGTCATGGGAACACCTCATCAGGCTTCGGTCTTGGTCAGCTTGTTGAACACGGTGGTGTCGCAGCGGAAGCCCACCTCGATCTCGGCACGCACGGCGAACATGTTCTGCTGGAACAGGTTGATGGTGTTGGAACCGTCGGTCAGGGTGGCCTGGTCGGAAATTGCGATCTGCACGCCCTCCACGGTGCCGTACATGGCCTGCGACCAGTCACCGGCAAAGCCGACAACGTGCTTCTTGGCGGCAGTGGAATCCGCGATGTAAGCACCCTTGCTCTGCAGGGTCTTTGCGCCCAGGATCATGGGCACGGCACCCTCGGCCACGTTGTTCAGGAACAGCGGGCGGCCGGTGGTGTCCACGGCGTTCAGCAGGGCGGCCTTGCCCTTGGGGGACAGCACCCAGCCGTTCAGGATGCCGTTGTGGTCGGAGATGTCGGCGTCGGCAGCCACAAGGCCCTGATAGGCATTGGTGCCGATCTCCTGCGCGGTGCAGCCCTTCAGGGTGTCGAAGTTGGAGCCGGGCACAGTGACGCCGCCAAACACCGTGGCGTCGAACTTCTGGGCCAGTGCCAGCGGCAGACGCTTGACCAGCTCGTCATACAGGGCAGGCACATCGCGGCGGAACTGGTTGGAGAAGGGCACGATGACGGCCAGCGTGTAGGGCTGCATGACCTTGGTGGCCAGCGTGCCGCGCTTGACGGGCTTCTTGTCGGTCTCACCGACCCATGCGGCCTCCGGGTCGCCGGTGATGACCGGGATGGTCACGCCCAGGCCCGGCAGCTTGATGGAGCGGGCCAGCGCCATGACGGCGGAGCTCTCCTGCGTTTTCTGCAGGATCTCGCTGGACACCTCACCGGGCAGGGTGATGGTGGTAGTGCGGTTGATATCAGTTGCCATAGAAAAAACTCCTTTGCTGTTACTTGGTCACCTGCGCGAACCAGTCAGCAAACTGCTGGCGGGTGGAGCCGGTGGGTTTGTTGCGGACTTCGCCGCCGTCCCGGACGCTGGGATAGCCCGGCTGTGCAAACTTGAGGATGGCCTGTGCCTGTGCAGTGCAGGCTTCTTCGGTGTCGCCGGAAAGCAGTTCGGCAGGCACGCCGGTGGCGGCCGCCACCTTGCCGCGGAGGTCCCGCAGGGTGTTTGCCTTGGTCATGCTGTCCAGCTGCGCCTGCAGCTTTGCGGCCTTCTCGTTTGCCTTCTGCAGCTCGGTCTTGCCCGCTTCCTGCGCGGCATCGAACTGCTGGGCCTTGGCCTTCAGATCGTCGTAGTCGGCGTATTTGGAGCGCTCCCGGCTCAGCCGGTCGGAGATGATGGCGTTCATCTCGGCCTGCGTGAAGGTGCGCTCATTGTTCTGCTGCCCCTCGGCAGCGGGGGTGGTGGGTTCCTGATGTACAGTTTCTGCCATAGTGGTAAATTCCTTTCCTGGCTTTTCCGCAGCCGTGGCGTGTATTTGCTGTGGTTTACAGCGTGGTGCCGCCTGATGGGCTCGAACCATCGGCCCGCTGCTTACGGGGCAGCCGCTCTTCCTGCTGAGCTAAGACGGCATGAAAAAAGCACCGTGCATTTTTTGCACAGTGCTTTGAATGGCTTGGGGGGTGGGTTACGGCTTGACCTCTACGCTCGGCAGTACGTCCGTGTGGAAATAGAGCTTGTAGTGGTACGGGTCCGTATGCGTGCCGGTGATGTCCTCCACCACATACATCGTGTAGTCATTGAGATAGATGTAGTTTTTGCGGTAGGTATCGGGGCCGATCTTTACCGTACAGACCAGCTCGTTGCTCGAGTTGTTAGAGATGGACATGTAGCCCTCGGCTTCCATGATCACCTTGTCGGTGCGGGCGTTGTAGACGGTGATCTTGCGCTCACTCTCGAAGTAATCAGCCTGCTTGGAGATGTTGTAGTTGGCCTTTTCGGCTTCGCTGGAACAGCCACACAGCAGAATGGATGCGGCCAGCGCAAGGGCGAGAAGAATCTTTTTCATGATGCTTTCCTTTCTGTTTTGGGCAACAAAAAACCACGGTGCGGGTGCATCGTGGTTTGATTCTTTATTCGGAAATGATTTCAAACAGCTGCGGAGGATAGGCATATTCCTCGTGGGTTTCATCCACGATACCATACCAGCGTGTTCCTTTTTCTGTTGGCTTCAGAACTCTGGCATCGTAGACTTTCCCATTGCGCAATGCAATCGGGTCATCCTTGCCAATGAACTTGACCTTAATCATGTCATTCGTCTTCATCATCGTAATAGAACCAGTTTCCGCCCTGGTCGGGCTTGATTTTCCATTTTACGCGGCCAACCGTTGGCTCGTAATACCAGTGAAGTTCCACAAGACGACTTCTTCCTTCAAAATCGACATAGCCCATTCCTTTTTGCTTCTCCCATTTTTCGGGTGAAGATTCAGGAAATTCGTCAACCAGAAAGTCAACAATGTCAATTTGGCGATTTCTACCTTTTCCTGCAATGGTCTGAACCTTGGTCACTCGGGTGCCCGGCGTCAGTTCTGCAAGGCTGCCGTCTGGTAATTGAACATAGACAGTTTTGGCCTTTGCTCCGACACCAACAGGAATCAAAACGTCGTCCAGATACATTTTACCATCATCATGCGCTTTTGACAAGGGGACGATGGATTTTCTCGCCTTGTACGCCGCCCTTTTCTGTGCATTGATCTCGTCCTTCCGGGCTGCATAGTCAATCCGCCGCCATGCGTTCACGTCACCGCCCGCCTCCCGGTACTGCCGGAGGTATTCTTCCGGGTCGTACCCGGCAACGTCAAAGCCACGGCTGAACCGCACCGCGAACTCGCAGTCACAGTTGGCGTGGATGTGCTGGGCGTGGCCCTTCTTCAGCAGGTTCTTGCTGGCCCGCTGCCAGCCGTTGGAGGCCAGCATCCGGCAGAACGGGCAGGCGTCGCCGTGGGGAACCCACGCCCATTCGGCACCGTCCCGGATGGCGTTGTGCACCGTGGTATCGGCCCCGGCCTGCTTGACCATGCGGGAAACGCCGCTCTGCAGGTTTGCCGGGCTGTCCTGCGTGGCCTTGACCATGCCGGTTACCTCGCCATAGGTGGCGGTGGGTGCCGGTTCTGCGGCGGGCAGGGTGACCCCCTGCGCCTCGGCCAGGGCGTCGTACATCTGGCAGGCCAGCTCTGCGCTGCCCTCGCCGTACTTGGTCACAAGGGCATAGGCGTAGCGGATGAGGGCGTCGGTGTCGGCTTCCGGGTGCTCGTCCATGTACTCCCGCATGAGCTGCCCGGCCTTCTGGTTCAGCCGGGAGAGCCGGGAAATGTAATCATCCCACGCCGCTTGTGTCAGTTTCATCTTCCATCTCCATCAACACCTGTGCACCCCGTGCCCGCTGCTCCTGCGCCTTGATGCGCCGGATGTCCGCCTGGTCAAACCCGATCATCTCCAGGAACGTGTCCGTGCCGGCGAACTCCTGCCGGGCGGATGCGATCTTGATGGCGGCGTCGGCAGTGACGGCCACGCTGGGCATGGCGGGGTTCTTGAAGTGGGCCATGATGCCGGTCTCTTCCTCGGTCAGGTCGGCCAGGCGGCAGTCCCGTGCCACGGCCTGTGCCATGCAGGCAATGGTGCGCAGCGCGTCGCCGTTGCCGGTGTTCAGCTGCTGGGCCAGAAGCACCAGCGTCTGGCTCTGGGCAAGAATGGCGTCGCTGCTGGTGGGGTTGGCGTCGTTCACAACGCCCACGTCGGTCACGGTCAGGCCGGTGGCCGCCGCAAACTGGGTGGCGGTCATCCGCATCTTCTCCACATGAGGCGTCAGGCTGCCCTGTGCCAGCTGGCCCAGGGTCGGGTTTTCGCCGGTCTCCGGGTTGGCCGTGGCGGCGATGATGGCTCCCATGTAGGTCTTGAATTTGTTGGAAATGATGGCGTCATACTGATCATCGGTCACGCCGAGGATGTACTTCTGGGGCGTGGTGGCAAACTCCAGCGCGATGGTGGCGTTGGCTGCCGTGCGGATGTAATCGTCGATCAGAGCGCGGATGGGCTTTTTGAGCCGGGAGCGGCCGAAGGGCTTGGAGTTGGTGGCGTTCCAGATCAGCGGTTCCATCAGCGGACGGCCCATCTTGTGGGCGTGGCGCTGCGCCGTCCAGAAGTTGCCATTGGAATTTAGCACAATGACCGCGTCATCTGTGTAGAAGTTGACCACGGAAGGCCGCCATGTGCCCTCGAAGTGCTCATCCTTCACGGTGTCCACGATGGCAAGGCCGCAGTCGATGCGGCCCTTCTCGCCGCTCCAGAGGGCGGCTGCCGCGGCAGGCGAGTGGAACCGGATGCTGCAGCCGATGGCGTTGTCCCCGGACAGAGTGGCAAAGGTGCAGCCGTATTTCAGCTCGTCCCGGCAGGCCTTGGCGTACTGTGCCACAAGGCGGTTATCGGCCACCAGCTTTGCAAGGCTGTCCAGACTGCCGCCGGTGCCCACAAAGCCGTCGAACATGGAGCGCGCTGCCAGCACGTCCACGGCCTTCTGGCCCCAGCTGCAGCCCACTTCCAGGTTGCGCAGGCCCTGCGGCAGGGCAATGCCAAGGTTCACGTCCTGCAGGGTGACGTGGCCCTCGTAATATTTATCTTTCAGGCGGTTGCGGCTCTGGTGGTAGTTGTAGGCGTCGGCCAGATCCTGCAGCTGCTGCAGTTCTTCCGCGCTCAGGCCCTCCACCGGGCCAAAATTCAGGGTGACGAACATGGTGCTCCTTTCAGCCGATGCGCATCTTGCGGGTCGGGTCGCGGCGGCAGGTCTTTGCGCCCCACAGGGCCAGCGCGCAGGCTTCCACCGGCAGGCTGTTCTCGCCGCCAAAGCCAAAGCCGCCCGCAAGGGGGCGCTTGGTGGCGGTGACGGCGCTCTCATTCAGGGCGGTCTGGGGTGCGTACCAGGTCAGGCTGCCCTCGCTCACCGCGTTGGTGAACAGGCTCACGGCGGCGATCACGTCCCGTGCTCCGGGCCGGACGACCGCGTTCTTTGCCTTCCAGACTTCCCGGATGCGCTCCACCAGCACGTCCACGCCGTTGCGCCCGTCGATGACCACGCAGCTTGCCTTGCCGTACCGGTCGCACAGCCAGTCGGCCAGCCATGCAAGGCCCTGCCCGGTGGGCCGCAGGTCGATGAGGGAGACGCGGGCGGGCCCCTCCTTCGGGATGACCGCCCCGCACAGGCACACAGAACTGCCGTCGGCGGCAAACTTGACGCCGTAGGCGGTCTTGCCCTCCGGCTTTTCGTCCTCGCTGGCGCAGGCTGCCCACGCCTTGCGGTCGAGGGCATAGTCCAGATGTTCGGCTGCCACCGGGCTCCACCAGCCCAGGCGTTCCCGTGCGAAGGTGTCGGCGTCCAGCTGCTCGCTCTCGCCCTCAATGGTGCCGTACTGGATGCGCCGCCCAAGGGCCGGGTTGGCCGCTGCCCAGCGGGCGGGATCCTTCACGTCGCCGATCTCCGGCACGCTGAACTCGAACCACGCGGCCTTTTTTGCTTCGCCGTCCAGTGCCCGCTTGCGCAGGGCGCGGAACACGGTGCCCACGGCATCCGGGCCGGGCGGGGTGCCGACGTAGATGGTCTGGGGGTTCAGGCTGGCCGAAATGGCCGGGATGAAGCTGCCCTGTGCGGTCTCGTCCAGCTCCTGTGCCTCGTCGAAGATGAGCAGGTCGCCGTGCTGGCCGCGTCCGCCGTTGCGGGTGCGGGCCAGAAACTTGATGCGCGCGCCGCTCTTCAGGATGATCTGCTCGCGGCCCAGGGCGGTGCGGATCTCGGAAACATACCGGCGCATTTTCGGCCCCTCAAAAAAGGCCCGCATTTCCTCAAAGGTCTCGGTGGCGGTCTTTTGCAGGTGGGCCGTGTAGATGACCGTTTCGTTGAACATGAGCATGCCGGACGCCGCCCGCCCCTGCACCAGCAGGCTCTTGCCGTTCTGGCGGGGCACGCTGCCGCCTGCCGTGGGGGCTGTCCATTTGCCGGACACGGTGCGGCCCATCCAGTCGTCCAGGATGTCGCTCTGCCACGGGTCCAGCACGGTGCCGCCCGCCCGCAGGATGCGCACCGCATCCGGCCCGTCAGTGGCCCGGTACTCCGGCGCGATGCGTTCGGACGGCTCCTGGCTTCCCATCATTTTCACGCTCTGCGAGGATCTCGCCGATCTCGTCGCCATCGTTGTCTGCTCCTTCGATCTCTTCAATTTCCCGGATGGTCTCACGGTACTGCTTGGTCAGCTGGGGCAGGGCTCGGCAATCCTCGCAGGTGTCGATGCCCGCCGCCAGCACCTTGGCCAGCTGTTTGAGCTGGTCCAGCCGGGTGCCCCGCGCCGTGATGCTTTTCATGGTCGCCATGGCCCGGAACACCTCCTTAAAATTTTCCTGTGTGTAAATCGGCGCTGGACAGTGTGGGAGTCGCCGTGGGCGGGGGAGGGGGACCCTCCCCACCCATCACCAATCGCCGTCGGAAACGCGAGGAATCCGCACGAATCTGCCTGTTTTCGGGCCGTTTTGCCCGGTTTTGTTGCCCTTCTGCGCGTTGCAGAACCAGTGCGCGGGCTGAAGGTTCGACCAATCTTCGGCAGCTGCCCGCGCGGACGGGTAGCCGAACTCCCGCCAGCGGGAAACGGGCTTGATCTCGTCCACCACGAAGGATAGCGGGTGCTGTGCGTCGGAAGGTTCGTCATAATGAATCGGCCCGAAACGCCCGTGACAGATGCCGCATTCGCCGCCCATCGCCCGGAGACGGGCCCGGTTGCGCCGCCGCAGCTGGCCGTTGGCATAGCGCGGGTTGCCCATGCGGTTCACCTCCTGACAGACAAAAAGCCTGCGCATGGCAGGCAGGCTTGCACCCCGCCGGGCACACTCCGGGGCCTTTGCAGGGGCGGGGGTGCTTTGCGGAGGGGGGCAGGGTACAAAATGACCCCGGGGTACAAACGAGGCCGGGGGTGGTAAATATGGAACCGTTGGCCGGACTTGCACCGGCATCGTGACCCGCCCTGACCGGACGGTGCTCTGCTTGAGCTACAACGGCATGGAATGTGCACAACTGCCCGCAACGGCAGCTTACTGGTCAGAATGGAAGGGAAACCGCTTGGCTATGCTGCCATGCACATTGTGGGATGATGTCCAGAACCCGCGTCTATTCAAAGGCCCCGCCGGGTACAGTCCCGGACGGTGCCGCTGGATAGCAAAGCAAAATGCCCGGCTGGTACATTCAGGCTGTTGGTCGGTAAGGTGTTCCCCTGTCGCAGCCGGGCAATGCAAAAGCCGCAGGGTGTTGGATGTTGTCCAGCTCCTTGCGGCTTTCGCAGTCTAATAATATCACAGGCAAAACATTGAAAAACAGTGCAAGTTGCCCTCAAAACATGGTATTGTATTGCAAAGTGCCCCCAAAACATGGTATTTACTGGCGTTCTGGAACGTCCAGCGCCTTGACGGCTCTCTTGTGCCGTCTGTATACGCTGCTTACTTCCATGCCCATCTTGACGGCGATCTGCTCCCACTTCTTGCCGCCGATGTAACGCAGGTACAGGATCTCATAATCCTGTATATCCACGGTCTGGCTCATAACGCTCAGAATCTCCTTGCAGATCCTCTGGCACTCCATCACCTGCGCGTTGGCTGCCTGCATTGCATCCGCGATGCGCTCCACAGAGCGGGGCAGCGCCTGGCCGTCACCAGCGCCGCCGGGAACAGGGGAGAGCACCTGCGTGATATGCTCCGCGTCTGTACGGTACCGCTCTACCTCTTCCAACTTGATTTTTTCCAGCTTTGCGGCCTTGCGGTACCGCCGTAGCCATTCCTTTTTTTCTTCATAGGTCATCGGACTGCATCCTCCCTTTATTCCCCCATAAGGTTGTCCATCAGGTGAAACATATCCAGCTGCGAGGTGTATGCGCTAAAGCGTTCCTCTTGCCGGTCGAAATACTCTTTGCAGAGCTCAAACCCTACAAAGGACAACCCGGCATTGTAGGCTGCAATCCTGCTACTACCGCTGCCGAGGTGTGTGTCAAGCACTTTCCATCCCTGTTTGGCGTACCGCTGGAAAATCCAGTCATACAGGGCAACAGGCTTTTGCGTCGGGTGGATTCTCTTCTCATTCAGGGCCTTGTTTCCCTGCATGATGTACCCCTCTGAAATGCTCTTTCCCTGTAGCATACCGTTCCACATGAACCGGAACAGACGCACGCTGTCAAACAGATCTGTTGCAGCAAGCTCACAATCCGAGAAACTTGTGCTCTGGTTGCATTTATCCCACACGATCCTACCGGGTGCAAACTCGTAGTCGAAATAATTGCAGCCCCAGACGATATAGTGCGCAGCAACCCGGCGCAGTTCGTCAAAATAAGCCTTGCCCGGAACTTCCCACGATTCTATTACAGGGTAGTAACAACGGCGCACGCCGATCTTGCTTTGCTTACAGCCATAATATCCGCGGTGCTCTGGGCCGGAAAAGTATGGAGGATCTACAACGGCGAGGTCAAAATACCCGTCCGGGATTTTTGCCATGCCCTCCATACAGTCCATGTTGTAGCAAACACTTATGTTTCCGTCCATGGCACGCTCACCCCATAGGAACATATCTGTTTTCGCACTGGACGTTGTTGCAAAAACGCTCGGCTCCAATGACTTTCAGCGGCTTGCCACAAATCGGGCAGAATTTAGGCACCCCGCGTGTCTGGTACGGGTTTCCATCTGCCTTTGTTCCACCCGCTTGCAGCAGGTGAGCCATACACGCAATAGAGCCGGGCTCCACCACCGCCATACAGTTATGGCGTGCCTTGCAAGAACTATAATTCATTTTTGCTTGCCTCCCATACCACCCCGCCTGGCGGCTCCTGTTGTTAATTTGCGGTCACGCAAGTAAAGTGCTGCGTCATCTTGTCAAATTCCAGCCCGGCATTTCCCACGCGGCCCTCTTTGTTTTTGGTCAGGCGGCTGAAATAGGTGTCACCGTCAGCTGACAGCAGCAAAATGGCATCCGCGTCCTGCTCGATCTGGCCGGATTCACGCAGATCCGCGTTGGACGGCTCTGCCCGTGCAGCGTTGCGGTTCAGCTGGGCCAGCGCCACAACGAGGATGCCGGTTGTCTGGGCCAGTTCATGCAGCGCAATGGAGATCTCTGTGATTGCATTGTACCGGTCACTGCTGCCACGCTCATGGATCAGCTGCAAATAGTCCACGAAAATGATATCTGCTTTCATTCGGAGGGCCTGTGCCTTGATCCACGCCACACCCTTGCCAGCTGCGGAACGGATGAACAGCGGCCAGCGCTTCATATCGGCCAGCCGGTCAAGTTCGTTCATGGACAGCGTTTTATTTTTGACCGCCGAGAGAGGAGCATACAGCTGGTTGGCAATCAGACGGGCCTGCAATGTGGCCGGGTCTGTTTCCAGCGAGAAATAACACACACGCTTGCCCTGCTTGGCCATGCCAGCAGCAAGCTGGAGGCTCAGAGCAGTTTTGCCTGCGCTTGGTCTGCCGCCGATCACGAAATAGTTGCCGGGCACGAGGTGCAGGTTTTCGTCCAGCTTGGACAGGCCGGTGCGGATGTACTTGGGTTTCTCGTCCAAATGCCGGATATAATCATCCAGCAAATCGCCCACGCTCTGAAAATCGTTCTTTTCAGTGTGGATATCCAGCGCCTGCCCCATCTGCTGGTAAAGATCCGGCAGATCATCAAAGGCGGTTGCAGCATCCACAGCCCTAAAGGCAAGGCTCTGGAAACGGGCCTTTGCGGCATCCTCCATGATGATCCGCGTCCACTCTTCCACGCGGTCACGGGTCAGCCGGATGCACTCACTCTCACAGGAGGCCACGCAGGACAGCAGGTTTTGCTTTTGGTCTGGGTATTTTGCCGCAATTTGCATGATATCCAGCAGGCCCTTTGTGATCCAGAACCCTTGCACGGCTGCAAAGGTGGGCTGCAGTTCAGGCCGGAAATGCTCAATGCTCAACTCCGGCAGGGAATACGGTGCCAGCTGATCGTCCATCAGCAGCGCGCCTATCAATACGCTTTGCACGTCCATCACAGATCCTCCCATGTACG